GCAGGTAATCAAGGTACAGGAGGAAACGGTGGAGGTGGACCTGCTGGCCCAGGAGCAAATGGACAAAATGGAGAAACCAATACTGGCGGAGGTGCTGGATCAGGTAATACTAGTCCAGGAAGCGGTGGCTCTGGTGGATCTGGTTTAGTTGCTGTAAGATTAAATCCTGTGTTTACAGCTAGTAGTATTTGGAGTTTAAAACAAGTTTTTCAAGAAATAAAAGACAATAATTGGGGAGTACCAAGTTAGACATTTTTAAATGAAAGATATAATAATTGTCGGTGGCGGCTCTGCTGGCTGGATGACAGCTGCTACACTAATAAAATTTTTTCCTAACAAAACTATTACATTAATTGAATCACCAAATATTCCAACTGTTGGTGTAGGTGAAAGTACAATTGGTGGAATAAGAGATTGGGTTCAATTATTAGAAATAAATGAAGATGATTTTATGAAAGAAACAGATGCTAGTTATAAATTAAGTATTAAGTTTACAGACTTTTATAAAAAAGGTGAAAGCTTTCATTATCCTTTTGGAGAACCAGAGATAGAACATTTAAATGACTGGTGGTTTAAAAAATTTGTATCACCTGATTTATCTCATGAAGACTATGCAGAATGTTATTATCCTCAAATGCAACTTATAAAAACAAATAAATTTAGTAAACAATACGAATACGCTTATCATTTTGATGCAACTAAATTTGGTTTGTGGTTAAAAAATAATTATTGCATACCTAAAGGAGTTAAACACCTACAAGAAGATATTAAAACCATAGAACAAAACGAAGATGGAATAACATCCTTGAACAATAAATATAAAGCAGATTTATATGTAGATTGCACGGGCTTTAAATCTATGTTGTTAGGAGAAACATTAAAAGAGCCTTTTGAATCTTTTGAAAATATGCTTCCAAACAATTCAGCGTGGGCAACTAAAATTAATTACACAGATAAAGAAAAAGAATTAGTGCCATACACAAACTGCACAGCTTATAACAACGGTTGGATTTGGAATATACCACTTAGAAATAGAATAGGCACAGGTTACGTGTATTCAGATAAATTTGTATCTGATGAAGAAGCATTAAAAGAATTTAAACAATACTTAAATAAAGAAGACTTAGAGTTTAAGAATATAAAAATGAGGGTAGGTATACATAAAAGACTTTGGGTTAAAAATGTATGTGCAATAGGTCTAGCTGCAGGATTTATAGAACCTTTAGAAAGTAATGGATTATTCACTGTTCACGAATTTTTAATAAAGCTAGTTAGAAATATGCAAAGAGATGAGGTATCACAGTGGGACAAGGATAACTTCACTTATCAATGTAAAATTTTGTTCACTGGTTTTTCAGAGTTTGTAGCTCTTCATTATGCTTTATCTCATAGACAAGATACAAAATATTGGAAAAATAACTTTAATAAAACATGGTCAAATAATTTAATAAATTTAAAACCTGTAATGCAAGATGGATTTTTAGCTAATGCAATTAGAAGAAATCAACAGTACCAATATGATGTTCAAGGAGGTTATCATTGCATTGCAGCAGGAATGCATTACGGACCAACAGACATTGTATCTGTTTTAAAAAATAATAAAATTAAAGATATTAATTACTGGATTAATCAATGGAAAAGTGTATCTATAATGTTAGAAAATAAAAAAGATTTATGGAAAAAAGAGGCTTTACAAAATAAAAAAATAATAGATATATTAAAATAATATAAAGATATGAATCTTAAATACAGTTATTGGTTTTTTAAATCTGCATTACCTAGTCATTTTTGTGATAAACTAATTAAATACGGTAATTCTAAACAAGAGCACATTGGACTTACGGGTGGAATAAAATTAGAAGATAAAGAAAATTTAAAAGAACAAGAATTAAATGATTTAAAACAAAAACGTGATTCTAATATTGTTTGGTTAAATGAACAATGGTTATTTAAATATATTCATTATTATGTTCACGTAGCTAATAGAAATTCTGGTTGGAATTTTGAATGGGATTTTTCAGAAAACGCTCAATTTACTAAATATAAATTAAATCAATTTTATGATTGGCATTGTGATAGTTGGCAAGAACCCTATAGTGGTGAAAAAGATGGACCTTTAAGAGGTAAAATTAGAAAACTATCTATAACTTGTTCTTTATCTGATCCTAAAGATTATAAAGGCGGTGAATTTGAATTTAAACTTCAAAACGAAAAAAATGGAAACACTGTTAATAAAATATGTCATGAAATAGTTCCTAGAGGATCTATTGTTGTATTTCCTTCTTTTATTTATCATAGAGTAAAACCAGTGACTGAAGGAAATAGATATTCATTAGTAATGTGGAATTGCGGAAAACCTTGGAAATGAATATTTATTTTTTAACAGGAATGCCTAGAGCAGGAAATACTTTATTTGGTTCATTAATGAATCAAAATCCAAATGTTAAAGTAAGTCCTAATAGTATTAGTTGTTTATTAATGAAAAATATATTAACTATTAAAAACGAACAACAATATCAAAATTTTCCAGATCATACAGCAGTGGATAATGTAATTAATAATTTTTTTAAAAATTATTATGAACATTATAATTGTAAAAATATATTAGATAGAGCACCTTGGGGTTATCCTGAACATTATAATATAATAAAACAGGTTATTAAAAATAGAAAATATGTTATTTTATATAGACCTTTTTTAGAAGTATTAGCTTCTTTTGCTGCAAAAGATAAACCAACAGATTTTGAAACTTATTGTAACAGGATAATTCAAGGATCATATTCTTCTGTTATCTTAGATAGTTTGATATCTATTGAAAATATAATAAAAGAAAAAGAAAATTATGTTTTAGTTCACTATAAAGATTTAATAAAGGAACCAAATATTCAATTAAAAAAAGTTTGTGATTTTTTAAATATAGAATTTATAGAACCTGATTATAATAATATTAAACAGTTTAACATTAATGGAATAGAATACGATGATTCTAAGTTACCAAGTGATTATCACAAAATTAAAACTAATGGAATTGAAAAAAGTAAAACTGTAGTAGAAGAAATACTACCAAAAAATATAATAGAAAAATATAAAAATTTTGATATAAATTTTAACTGAAAGGAAAACAAATGTCATTTGAAAAGAAAAAATATATAGTAATTAAATCAGCTATATCAAAAGAATTAGCTGATTTTGCGTATCAATATTTTTTATTAAAAAGAAAAGTTGCAAGAAGTTTATTTGATAATAATTGGATTCCACCTTTTGAAACTATGTTTGGCGTTTGGAATGATCAACAAGTTCCTGAAACTTATTCTCATTATGCGGATATACTAATGGAAACCTTATTAGAAAAAGTGAAACCTATAATGGAAGAAAATACAGGCTTAAAATTATTACCAACATATGCTTATGCAAGAATATATAAAAAAAATGATATTTTAAAAAGACATAAAGATAGAATGTCCTGTGAGATATCTACCACGATGAATTTAGGTGGAGACCCTTGGCCAATATATTTAGAGCCAGATGAAACAAAAGGAAAAGAAGTAGAGGGTAAATATATTTCTGAAAACACACCAGGTATAAAAGTAGATTTAGAACCTGGAGATATGTTAGTTTATTCAGGTTGTATATTAGAACATTGGAGAGAAAAATTTGAGGGAGATAATTGTGCTCAAGTGTTTTTACATTATAATAATATAGCAACTAAAGGTGAAACTAATAAATATGATGGTAGACCACACTTAGGTTTACCTAGTGATTTCAAATAGTAGTATAAGTTTAATAAGTTTGATAAAAGACCGCATTTAGGACTTCCCGCCGGGTTTAAAAAGTGATATAGTTTCCCCACGCTAGGGTAGATTTTCACCACACCTCAAATCTATTCTGGCACCTTATTTATATGGAGAGTTATGCTACAAAAAATAGGCTTTATGCCTGGTTTTAATAAACAAATTACAGAAACCACCGCAGAAGGACAATGGGTAGGCGGGGATAATGTACGTTTTCGTTATAATACACCAGAGAAAATAGGTGGATGGGCACAATTAGGTGAAAATAAATTAACCGGTGCAGCTAGAGGTTTGCATCATTTAATCAATAATGGAGGTACTAAATTTGCTGCTATTGGAACCAACAGAATTTTATATATTTATACAGGAGGAGTATTTTATGATATTCACCCTATTAAATCTACAACAACCGTAAGTAATGCTTTTACAACTGTCAATGGATCTACTTCTGTTACAATTACTTTTGCGGCTCCTCATAATATTGAAGCAAAAGATATTATTTATTTAGATAACTTCACAGCCATTACTGGATCTAATTATACTGCATCTGATTTTAATGATAAAAGATTTATGGTCACTTCAAGACCGACTGACACTACTATTACTATTACCATGCCTAGCGCTGAAACAGGAGCAGGCGCAACAGCTTCCGGAGGTATAAGAGTTCAACATTATTGGCCTGTAGGTCCAGCACAACAATTACCTGGTTATGGTTATGGACTAGGACAATATGGTGGAACCGTTTCAGGAGAGGCAACTACTACATTAGTAGGTTCTATTAATGCTGTACAAACCACAGGTATTGAATTAACGGATTCTGCTTTGTTTCCTACTTCAGGAACTAACTATATTCAAATCGGAAGTGAAGAAATATCTTATACAGGAATTACTGCGGACGTGTTAACAGGAGTAACTAGAGGAGTAAGAAACACAACTGCAGCTATTCATACTACAGGAGATACTATTATTAATACAACGGATTATATTGGTTGGGGTGAAGCAGCTTCTGGAGATTTTGTAATAGATCCTGGTGAATGGAGTATTGATAATTATGGAGCAAAATTAATTGCTTTAATTCATGATGGTCCTTGTTTTGAATGGGATTCTAATGCATCCGAAGCAGTTAATACTAGAGCAACTATTATTTCTGGTGCACCAACTGCATCTAGAGATATGTTAGTTTCTACTCCAGACAGGCACTTAGTATTCTTTGGAACTGAATTAACAATAGGTGATCCCACTACACAAGATTTAATGTTTATACGATTCTCGGATCAAGAAAATATTAATGAGTATGCACCTACTTCTGTCAACACAGCAGGCACACAACGACTATCGGATGGATCTAGAATTGTAGGAGCTGTTCGAGGAAAAGATGCTATTTATGTTTGGACAGATACTTCTTTATTTACTATGCGTTATGTAGGAGCTCCATTTACTTTTGGTTTTACTCAAGTAGGAACTAATTGTGGTTTAATTGGAGAAAGTGCAGCCGTAGAAGTAGACGGCGCTGCTTATTGGATGTCTGAAAATGGATTTTTTAAATATTCAGGTAATCTACAATCTATGGTTTGTTTAGTACAAGATTATGTGTTTGATAATTTAAACACAACTGCATCTGGATTAATTAATGCTGGTGTTAATAATTTATATGGAGAAATAACTTGGTTTTATTGTACAGGAAGTTCAACAGTAGTAAATGCATGTGTTACATATAATTATGTTGAATCTAGTCCACAAAGACCTATTTGGACTACGGGAACCTTAGCAAGAACTACATGGGTAGATTCTTCTGTATTTGGTTTACCTCATGCAACCAAATATAATGCAGCTGATGATGCTTCTTTTGATGTCATAGGAAACACGGATGGAAGTAGTATTTATTTTCAACATGA